ACTTGAACCCCCACGACCGTAATGGTCAACAGATTTTAAGTCTGGTGTGTCTACCTATTCCACCACACTCCCACAATTAGTCTCTATCTTCCATGAATGAGGATAGTGATGCAACGACTTGTTCTCCCTTGTAATGTCTCTCTATTTTATCACAGATTTTGCGAAATTTGTCTGCTGGACAGGTTTGTCTTCCTAAATTAAATAATCGTATTGTTAAGACTACGTTATCTTGAGTGTAACCTTTGTTATCATCCAAACGATCTAGACTTGGTGCCAACGGATTACTACGCTCCAGAAGTCCATTAATATCAATAGGGAAACCAGACCAATAGCACTTGCCATTTTGCTTGTTGTATTGATCTCGTAGACTCTGTGCTGTGATATCCAATGGCAATGCTTCTTCTCTTGCAATACCATTACCTTTTAGATGGCCTGGTTTTGCATTACCTCTTGCTCGGCAAACAAGCAACTTCCAAGGATCCTTTGTAGATTTGTAAGGACTTCCCGTCCCATTCATGTTATAGCGTTTTTTTGGCTTGTAGTATTCAGGCATTATACAGCAATAGGTTTATCAGATTTTTTAAATTCGTAGATTACGTCACTACCCCAAATAACTTTGTCTTTTTTCCATCCTTGATCTCTGCTCTTGTAGATTTGACCATTGAACTGTACTAAAGATTTTACCACACCACCTCTGATAATGCAAGCATCTGTCGCCACTTCTCCGATCCAAAAGTCGTTTTCGTAGCGAAACTTCATGTCGCAACATGGTTCGTGTCCACCCCAATCTGGAGACCAGTTCTCTACAATTATAACATCATTTTCTTGTTTGACACGATGCCATCTCTTTCTATATGGATTTTCTTCCCCCATATAATGATACCACTGTTTTGATTTCAATTCAGTATCACTGATCCTCTCCCATCGGATCTTACAGTGTGCCCATTTTGCTGGATTTGTAGACGCTTGATTCCAGTTATCGTAGAATCCTATTAGTTTTGTACAAAAATCATCTAGCATAGTAAGTATAATAACGTAGGCAATAATTATTGTTAAAACCACTACCAAATATGTGGTTATGGAGATATATAGTAGTAGAATTAGAGAAAGAACAATGACCTGAGAGTTTCTTTATTATGTGTCCATTTATTTGGGAGAAAAACGAGATGCACAATATCATTAGCAGTAACCAATTAGCAGAGTGGCAACACTTTGATCCAGAAGACGCTAGTTACAAACTAGACCAGATTACCGATTACTACGACTGCTTGATAGAGTGCCAAACGGAACATTCAGATAAAAGTATATGCAATCATATTCTAACAACATAAGTCCAATTAGCATTTAGTAGTCCCCCCTAGCAATAGGGGGGACTTTTTTTTATCTAAATCGCTTAGAATTAATCATTTCATTGATAAAATCCTTTGCGTAACTATTAATTAATTGCCAGAATGACTTCCCTGCATCCCCCTCAATTTCATCAAACAAATACATGTTTAATCTGAAGGCATAATTTGCTTCTGCAATTAAATTATTAATTTGTGCTTGATCTAGATCAAGATTATCTAGAACTGCTCTGTAGTTGGTCTTGAATTCCTTCGCATTAGTTATACTAGGAAATTCATAAAAGTGAAGTCCTTCTCCCAAGGGTGGGTTAAGAACTCTTTGTACTATCTCTTTCAGAATTTGTCCACCAGATAGATCTCCAATGTATCTGGTATAATGATGAGCAATAAGAAGATATGGATTCTCTTCTGCTATCTCATTAATCCTGTAACAGTAAGTATTACATGCTTCTGTTGGTGTCAGTTGATCCTTCCATGTGGGACCATAATAGTATGCTAAATCACGTTCAATAGCATCTTTTCGTTCAAGATCTTCTGATCTAACTAGTTTGACCATGGGATCTTTTGTTTCAGCGATCCTTTGCTCCATCGTGTCATAGACATAATAGAAATTTGCAAGGAGTTTACGATACTCCTTGGGATCAAGTACACCTCTTAAAAAAGAGGCAACAAATTTGGTATTCTCAGCAGCAGAGTGAGACTTTTTAGTCCCTTCTTTTAATTGCTTAGATACCTCCATATAACCATTCATTAGCGATAATAGTTGTAATTGTCATCTCCAAGTACCTCAACCTCTACTGCATGGAAAATCATCATTAATGACTTTGCATACATTCGGTATCCAGCACCAACATATAGTTGACCAAGCAATACAGATACTGTAGCAATGCCCCAGAAAATATAATAAAATCTTGATTTAACTTGAGCACGACGTTTCTCTAATTTCATACCTGCTCTACTCATACGCTTTCTCCTAAAATTGTACCATAAAAAAGGAGGGGTCGCAACCCCTCCCCCTTGTTTTACTTAATTAATTCGTTATTCAGAAAACGAATTTGGCACCCAACTTGGCACCCCAGTTGATGTCATCTTCAGGTGTAGTGATACCAGAGAGTTCACCATATAGAGCAGTAGACTCATTTAGACCATAAGAAGCACCAACCTTACCAGATAGTTCTGTTTCATAATCATCAGCAGATTCGCTGTGATTGATTGCAGGACCACCTTGTACATAATAACCTAGTTTGCCCTCGGCAGTTGCACCTTCAAAACCAATGTGAAGGTCTGTAGTAGCACCAGTGTACTCGCCATCAGGATATGAGGCATTTGCTTCTACATTAACATAAGGACCAGCAAAAGCGGCACCAGAGAATAGAAGAGGGGTTGCAGCAAGTGCTGCGATTGTTGATTTAATAGACATGTTAGTTAGTTTTAGTGTCTCGCAGAGTTTAACCTGCGGATGTTAGAGAGACCGACTATCTCTCGTTAATTGTGCAAGACACATCCTAGCGTAAATTTGCGACATTCGGAAGGGATTGCGATCAGCGGCCAACTGATAGACGGGGGAACGTAGAAGTCCCACGTCTTGATATTTATAATATATCATTTCCTTAGAGATCCGTCAATACCCCTTGTGACAGTTTGTTTGACGGTTATCCACACTCCCTAATTCAATTTGATAAATGTACCAGTAATTGTAGTAATACCCTTAGATTTGATGTCTACAGCACCCTCTGCATCAATTGTGACACCACCAGTAGCGGTAAGTGTAGCAACTCCCAAGGCTTCTAAGTCCATCTTACCAGCAGTTGCCTTCGCTGAATAATTTACCAATGCTTCTTGTTGAATATTTGACTTAGCAGTCATTGTAACTGCACCTGGTAGAATGTCAGTAAGACTTGGCCACTTTGGTCCCATACCTGCCTGAATAAACATACTACCAATATCTGTCATCATTCCAATATTTCCTGCGACACAATGAATATTGAGTGCATTTGTTCTCAAATCTTTTACAAGTGGTACTGATAAAGTACTACCTAAAAATGACAATCTACCAACACCAGCAACATCTAGTTTATAGTCACCTAAAACCTTGTGATTGATGTGACCTGGTGAAATGATATTTTTTGACGCTCTAGGATCAAATTGTACATCAGTACTCTCTGACGAAATGGTCAATGATTGACCAGTAACAACTTTGTCTTCAATATCTGTTTTTGTTGTGACCTTACCAGCATTGAATACAATCTCTCCACCACCCTCTGGACCTGCCTGTATAACGACCTTCTCCTTAGCGATAAGGGTAAGTACGTCCTGTGCGTCTATAGTGATCGTCTTGCCCCTAATATAGCGGTCTCCTAAGACTTCCTCTGTAAAGTCTCCATAGCAAACAACAGACCTTGCTAATTCTTCTTTATCGTTTTTTGGTCCTTCTCCTTGAACAGATCCACTATCAGAAACATATTCCTCAACACTAGGTCCACTCTTCACAAGTTGACCACCTCTAGCATTAATTAGAACTCTACCACCACAAATTTTACCACCACCTTGTCCTCCTGCCGAAATAATAATGTCACCATTATTCCTTAGAATAACTTGTGATTGTACATCTTTACCAGCAATATTAAAATCAGTTCCATTAGGACTAGTGAGTACACCATCCTCCATGATAGTCCAAGACTGACTTTGCATGTGGAACTTGATAGTTCTCTGCGGTTCAGTATCATCTACCTCATCAGGGGGTTCTGGTGTTACTGGTTTTTGATCTCGTACAATATTTGCCCGTACAGGATTGTCACCAACCGTTGATTTAATAATCTCTCTGTCAAAAGAATTAGTCATATTTTATTCCTATGGGCAATCAATGTAAGAACCTGTGCCAATCTTAGCAGAACCAACAGCAACACGAGCATCTGGTTCAAGACAAGCAAATGATGGTAAGAATGTGGCACCATATCCACCACCACCAACAATAATAACTTTTGGATAAGACTTAAATGTCATCTCTCTGTTTTTAATTCTAATGCTAACAACTTTTCCTTCTTCAACTAATGCCTCAGCAATACTATTATCACCATTAATATAAACAGTAGGTGGAGATGTATAATCTTGACCAGGTTTAATCATAGTGAAAGAATCAATAATACATTCTTTACCAGCATCATCTGGTTTATTTAACTTATATCCAAAGCCAGGGTCAGTCACCCTAATCTCAGTCAATAGACCACGATCATTGAGTAATGCAATTCCTGCTCCACTTGTACCCTCACCTACAATCAATACGTTAGGTGGTTCTTTAAATGGAGTGCCAGGATCCCCAATAATAATATCAACAATTTCTCCACCTGGTCCTGTAATAATTTCTTCAATAGATGGAGGAACTACTGGAGTTGGTGAGAAATTACTTGACTCATCATTTCTTTCAAACTTTTCTAGTCTTGTTAGATTGTTTAGATCAGATAAAATAAGTACACTGCATTGAGCACCTGTATTAGGAATAGAGAAGATAAGAGATTCATCTTTCTCTCTGTCATTATCATCCTTATTGATGCCAATAACAACCGTTGATTGATTCTCATTAACAGTAAAAGTTCCACTTAAAGTGAAATTGACAATATCAGAGGGAGTAATACTATCTCCCCATAATTGATATCTAACAATGCTACCATCAGGAACATTTTGTGTCTGAATTGTATATGTTACAAAACCACCTTCTTCAACTTCATTCTTATCAGGGAATACGAAGAAAGTTGGTTCTAATTGTTCGTCAGATACCTCACCTTCAACTCCCGTTGGTGCATTTGGATCATCTGGTAGTGGATAATCATCAGCAGTAGGTGGTTTTGTATTTGGTCCTTTGGTTGAAGGATCATCAACTGGAGTATCATCACCAAAATCACCATCACCAGTAGGATCGTCTGCACCATATGATCTAATAGTACATCTTCCTACATTGTTTTCTGTAAGAGATTCAACTGTACCAGGTGTATCTCTTCTAATAACGACAAAGAAATCTTCCCTATCATCATCTTCGTTGTCTGCATAAGTTCTCACACTGATTGTCTTTGAAGTTTCACCAGAAACAAAACCTAAAACTCCAGTTTTTTCTTCATAATCAACACCTGACTCAGCAGTTCCATCTTGAGTAAGATAAGTGACACTAGAAACAAGATCTGTTTTTCCAGATCTAGTTACAGTAAATTCAGCAATCTCTCCTTCTTTTACAATAATATTTCTCTCAATACTGTATGCAATAAAATCATTATTTGGTGGAATATTTTCACCACCAACAAAGATAATATCAGTGGGATTGCGTGTTGTTCCTTCAAAGTTATCTGGACATGTATATTGATTCCAATCCTTTGGTTTATCTGCTAAATCATCAAGCAAATTATCTAAAAAGTCCTTTCTTTCACCTGAACCACAATTAGTACAAATTTTAGTTGTTTTTGAACACTTCTTACCTGGTCCGCTACACTCAATTCCAAGAATGCCTAGAACATAATTAATAGCATCACCAAGAATGTTAAATGGACTTGCAATAGCACCAAGAAGATCTTGAATTGGTCCTAATATACTTTCCAATAATTCATTCATCAATGATTGAATCTTACCAAGAAGACCATTAATAAACTTATCAACATGACAGACTGTTTGCTTGTAGATATTGAAAAGAAAACCAAAGATAATTTCTTCAATAAATTTAGCAAGTCTATCACCAAGATCTGCCATTTCACATCCAAGAGATGCCAACTTATCGTTGAAGAATTTAGTAACGGGTGTTAAAGAGTTACCTTCCTCTGAAGGATATATCAAAGCATCTGTCAATTCCTTGACAGCTTCTCTCATCTTCTCAACGACAAATCCCTTAGCAGATGCAACAAAGGTTCTAACTAATTGCTTTGCTTTGGTAACATACTTCCTACCAATTCCAATAGAATCATATAGTTCGCCAGTTACTTCTCCAACCAGATAAGTTCCCAACTTACCATTGTTTCTCTGAGTTTCAAAAAGCATCTCAGAGAATAATCTCTGGAATGTGTTATTCAAATCAGTTTCTTTGCCGCACTTGTCTGCGATTTCTACACACCAGTTAATACCAGAAGGATTTGTTTCAGAATTATTACTATATTTTGCAGCAATATACTGTGTAGTTGATGCTGAAATTATTTCTCCTGATGAAGTTGTTCTTACCCTTCCATCTGGTGCATGACCAGCATCAAGTGGATCTAGTGTTACCGTTGATCCAGAATACTGATCAAATGGTTTTTTATTTCTTGGTTTAATGAAAGTCGTAAAAGATTTACATCCATCTGACTCTGGTGTAGGATCCTCATCCGCTGATTCTCCTTCTTCAAATGAATTAGCGACCCTACCAATACTACCCATAATGACGGGCATTTGTCTTTCAGGATCTAAGAAAAAACCAACAACCCATGTACCAGATTCAAGTTGATCTGATACAGAGGTTGCTCCACCAGGTGTATGTGGATTTGTGACAGGCATGAGAGTTTGTGCCCAACCAAGTTCACTACTTGGTACGAGACCGCATTCTTTTGGATGTTGTCCAAGAATCCTTACACGATGTCGTCCTGAACCTTTAGGATCAGGATCATTTTCGCCAGATTCAATTTGTCCTATAAACCAGTTGAATCCATCAGCACCAATATTGTGCGTTGGAAACAAACTGCTCATTGCCGAATCAATCATCGTAAATCTTACACTCTGGTGCGTTTGGTTCTACTTCGCAGAATAGCTCTAGTGCTGTGGGATCGTGATGATCTCCTGCTTCAATTTCTTTTCTATGATTATGTGAATATACTTCTAGTTCGTGCAACTCTTCTTCAACATGACGACGCATTTGAGGAGAAGTTGTAGGGGTTGCTAGGATATCTTTATCCTTTGCAATATGTTGTTCTAAAGATTCCATAGGTTATTTTACGTTAGAATTACTACCTTGTATTCCATATGAGTCACGTATGAGATCCATGACAGTATAAACTGAATTACCTGTAACATGAAACTGATGTGTGACTCTTTTAATTAAAAAGGTTCCACTATTTTCTGGATCCCACGTTACACCATCTTCCTTCAATACTTCTGCTTGTTGATTAGGAACTTTGAGTTCAATGCAGTCTCCTGCACATAATTCTAAGTGTCCTGTGAGCGAAATGGTTATCTGTTGATTAAACATCAAACCAGCTCTACCGATAGATTGTTGTAGATAAAAAGGTTGATAATCTTTTAAATCATTTTTACTATCAGAGGAAGCAGATTCTGTTCCGTTATACCAGAACTCATTATTAATGACAGATGAAAGTACTCTAGTTGGGAATTGGGATAAATCAGCAGCACCTTTAGGTAGTTTTGTTTGACTTCCTAGGTGCTCCATCTCATCCCATACCTCTTCCATAGAATACACTGATTCTGTATACTTGCCAGTATTTATGTTGAAATAACAAGAAACTGACTTGAAGGCACCTTCCCTCAATTTTTTCATCAGGTTTATTTCATCGCCATATTTAATTTCCTGAATTTTATTGGCATTCTCTTCATCTCGTTTACCCATTGTATAAACAAAGTCTTGACCGATTGGTCCAGCAGAGACCAAACTATCAAAGGATCTAAAGTTAAATCCCTTTCTTGTTTGGTAGAAAACATATCCAGCAGTGCCTTTTTTGTTATTCTTTGTCTTTGGGATACCTCTTTTTTGTAAGGATCTAATGACAGAGAACACAGTTTGTCTATGAGGAATGACCTTACAAGAATTTTTGGTTTCATCGCTTTTAACGAGAAGACCTAGTTGTTCTGCATCTTCTTCATCATCAAATTCATAATCTTTAACAGATGTCAAATTTGAAACCAAACTTTCAACAACTTCAGATATCTTACCCTTTTCTGATTTTACCAGACGAACACCCTCATTGGCAAGTCCCTCTGGAGAAACAAGTCCTAATGTATACACTTGCTTCCTATCAGCACTAAGTCTGTTAGCAACTGTCCAGACACGATACTCATAATTATAGGTATTATCAAAAGTATCTTTAACTTCAACGACAACCTTCTCATTGCCCTGAATGGGCATGTTAGCAATTATATTAGTAGCATTATCAACAACTACCATCTTTGCTTCATATGCAGCTTGAGTAATGTCCTCAATATGATAATAATGAGTTACTAAATTTTTTATATTTGCATATGGTTTTGCTTCGTCTTCTACAGAGAAGATCGCAATTCCTTTCACCTCAAGCGATGATGCATATGGTTTAGTCTCTGCCATTATTAATAATTATATGGAGATGGGAAGAAATGATGTAGAGAAGGATTTGGATTATTACCAATAAGATTCATGTCTTGTTCAGCTGAATCTAATGCTGTAACACCTTTGTTATTTATTTCTATGACTTTAGTCTTTTGCTGTTCAAAGTTTGTAATTTTATTTGCCTGTTGTTCAAAAGAATTCAAATTAACAAAATTTGTCAATTGATCTTTAGTATTAGTTCTATTGAAATTTCTTTCAAAGTGAGTGACAGTTCCTGGACCATTCATCCATTCCTCCTCAGTCATTCCATGACCCTTCATAATATCAGTTAAAATCAATCCCATAGGAGATCCGCTCTTGAGCGTTCTTAGGACTGGCAATAAAGTAGAAAGTGCTCTAATAGGTCTCTCAAATGCCTGACGAACAGCAGGAGTAGGACCAGTTCTCACCATATCAGGTGTAAATGCCTTAAAAGGTCTCCACCCCCTAATACCACCAGCACCCTGTTTAAATGCTTTATTAGATCTAGTAAGTTGTCTAGCATCATCTGCCATCAAACTATTTCTACCAAACCAGCGAGCATTATTCTCATTAGGAACTCTTACATTTCTTCCTCTATTCCACCAATTCTTAGCACCTTCAATAAAATTGCCAGGACCGCCGCCAGCGTATTGCATTCCACCGCCACGATAACCACCGCCACTGTATCCACCATCACCATTGTCATTTGATGGTGGTGGTTCTGGATCTGGCCTGAACAGATTCATAATGCCATTAAAGAATCTGGTCATCATGTTATTATTTTTAATCTCTGCACCAAAAGCTTTATTTGCATCCCTTCTTCTAACAGCAGCACCACCAACAGACAAATCTCTTGTCAATCCATTAATAAGTGTATTAGAAACACCAAAAGATGTTAGTGGAGACAATACTGTTTTTAGTGGACCAGAAACATCACCTGCCAGTGTCTTCATGCCACTCAACGCTTTTCCTAATACATTGAAAGCAATTAAACCACTTGCTTTGACTGGCAATTCAACTGCCTTTCCAAGCATTTCTGTTGTTTCTTTTAGATTAGGAACATCTGAAATTTTAGATTCAATGACTTGTTTGAACATATTTGGAACAAACTTATCAAATGATGGAGCAGATCCACTATCAGAAACAATACTATTGTTAATAGTAGTTGATCCTCTACCCATTGTGCCACTAGCATAACTTTGTCTTGTAAATGGAGTATCAATAGGAATAACTGCTTCCTTACCATGAAGAATAGCAGGATATCCACTCTGGGGACCATCTACAACACCACCTCTGGCCATCTGTGGAGTATCTTTCCATAAATCACCAGTGTCTGATGGAAATGGACCAAATGGATCTTCATCCTGTGCTTCATCACGGGCATCACGTAAAGCAAATTCAATATTATCTTCACCTACTTTTTGAATTACCTCACCTTCATATTGCTGTTTTTGTAATTCTATCTGTGCTTCTTTCCTTTCACTTTCTTTGTTATCTTCGGAAAGAACAGCATTTCTATTCTGGTCTCGTAAAACGTCAATAATAGCATCTAATTTTGCTTCTAGAGTATCAGAATTAACTTCTAGTTTTTTAATTGTTCCTAGTAAACTTTCTCTAACTGTAATGAGTGTTGCTTCATTCTCATCTACCTGCTCAGACATACTGCTGAGACTGACATTTAGAGATCTAGATACAGCAGTAAAGAACTTACCTAACTTAGGATCTTTAACTTTAACTGCTTTTGTATCTGGACTGGTATTCCACATTCCTGGCATACCACTTGAAACAGATCCCAAGAATGGAGATGGTTGTCTCTGTAGGGCAGAAGATCCAACAGCAATCTGAGGGAATGGTTGACCAGCACGTTTTGCCTTAGTTTGAGCAGTAACAGCAACACCAGTAGGTATTGGATTAATAGGACTGCTCTTATCAAAAATAGATGTTCTAGGTGCTGGTTGAACATATCCTGGTGTTTTTAAACCAAACTCTGGGCGTGGTCCAATACCACCAGGAGGCGTTGCAAGTGTTAGAGGAGTAGATTGTCCTCTCATATATCCAGTATATGAGAATGGTTCCTTTTGGAATCGTTTACCAAGTAATCCTAATGGATTAGGTGCTAATCTATGTGCTAATGCAGCACCAAAAAATTCTCCCCTACGGAAATTTGGTGAAAACTGGTCAATAGACGCAACTGGTCCTCCAGCAACACCTTCTCTAGCAGGATTATATGCATTGGGATTGACGCTCTTTGCGAACATCGTATCACCAACATTAACTGCCCTAATATAATCATTGGCAAGTTCTCTTTCAATAGCAGCATCATCGGCAGCTCTAACTGCTTCATTATACAAGTAACTACTAATAGAAGCGGTTAAATCGCCTTGAAATGTCCTAGTAAGAGATGCCATTTAATTACCCTAGTGATGCTATTCTATAGTGATCTTTCCAATCACCCACTGAAGTTGTCCTACTAAAATTGAAGTCTTGATTCATATTAGCAGCTACTACTTGAGTATTTAACAGAATAATTGGTGGTCCAGAAGTTTGAATCTCATCTAGAAGCATTTCAACATCTTTACTGTCTGTATCCATTTTTGCTGTTAGACTGCTTCTCATTGATGGAGGTAAGAAACTTTGATTACGCCGTCTCGTAATACCAAGTGTCTCTTTTAGATCCTCAAGACCAAAGAAAGTTCCTCCTTGTCCTGACCTCATAATCTTTGCCTCAGACTCTCTTCTATTTTTCAAACGACCAGAGTTATCATTAATTAAGTTAAGTTCAAGTAAATCAACAATATTACTATAATCATTATTGGTATGTGCCTTCTTAACCATCTCAGCAAGGGAATGTGGAAATGATTTCCCATTGAAAACAGTATTGGATCCTTTATGAGCACCCCTAAGACTTCCATAGTTAAATGCCAACGAAATAAGAACTGAGGAAACATCAAGGGGCAAATCGTATATATTTACACCAACACTCTTAAGTTCTCTCATAACAATTTGCAAGTGATCTTGATAATGCTTATCTTTGATCATTATAGCTTCATCCATAGTGATTTTATCACCCATTTTCACCTTTCCCTTCAACCTAAATCCTGGTGGGTAATAAGTTGCACCAAATCCAATCGTAGGAATATTTTCAGTATCTAAGTATGCATCAGTTTTAACATTTTCATATGCAGCAAGCATTGTCATTGTTTGCTTTTGTACCAGTTTAGGATTGGTCGTTATTTTCTCTTTTACTGGTTTAGCATTTTTAAACTTTGGATCAACATGATTGTATATACCATGCCAGAATGGATAATGAGTGTTAACATCTCTTGGGTTATATGTACCACCACCACCAACTTTAAAGAAATCCACACTCATGTGCAT